TTCCCCTTCCTATTAAAAAAAAATAATCTTGTACTATACCGGTATGATACAAGTCTCATACAAGTATGATACAAGTCTAAACATTTAGCTCCGTCCGGCCATTCCAGAACGTAAAATGTTTTGTAAATGAAGTGCTTATGAAATTAACGCCGCTTTGATAGCAGATAGGCTACCTCATGCTCCAGCCTTTTGGGCAGTTCTTTCTCCACCCGGACCTTCATCGCATCCAGAACAGATGGCTGCACAACAGCGGCACGCAGGGAAGTTGACAGGTATTGCGTGATAGGGAGGTCAGGGACGGGGTATGGGCGCAGTCTTTTGTTGCGGTAGTCAAACACCCCCTTATTGTATTTGCCCCTGCCAAATACGCTTGTATGGCCTGATTTCATGGTAGCCATGAATGCGCCCTTCAGGTGGACGCTTTTGCCTTTGAAAACCGATACAGAAATGCCGGTCTTATCCTCCTTGATCGGGAATGCAACCAGCGGGATGGGCTTTCCGTAAGCCTTCAGGGTGGCCGTTAGATTGTTCGGTGAGGCTTTCCATGCCTTCAGGGCATTATACCTGTTCTCCTTGTCGCCAATACGCTCCCTGAAATACTTTGGCTTTATGTTATAGGTTCGCCTGATCTCCCGGATGGCAGAAGTCCGGGCCATCGACACGACCCGGTTGATCGACCTGGCAGTGGCCTTAGAAAGCTCACTGCGAAGAACGCCCTGGAACTTGTTCAGGACGGCCTCTACCTCAGATTGAACTCGAATTTCAATCATGGTCCATCGATATGTTCAACATCATCTGGAAGCTCAAATTTATCCATGCTGCTTATCCACACAATCCAAGGATATTCGCAGATGAAGGCTTTTGCGGCTGGATCATACCTAAACTCTAATCTTGATTTTTTTTCAATGATCTTTTTCGGGATTCTGTCTACTGGTTTCGTGAGGATCATAGTTTCAGGTTTTCCGCAAATCTACGACCTCACTTTTGGAATGTCAAGTGGTCATAATTCGTGACCCAAGGCCCTCCTGAATTTTCGCAGAATCGAATGTTTGTACTTCACACAATGCTCATTCGGTGAGCAGTCACGATTGTGGCTTATGTCATACACATAGGCCGCCAGGGTTGCAAGTCGGTCCGTCAACAACTCCTCGCGCCTGGTCCATGAGCGCTCAACACTCACAGCCTCCTTGACAGATACCTCCAGTGTGTCTATCTGGGCGCTTATCTGCTTAAACTGTTCGGTGTTCATTTGATGTAGCTTTTACAATATTTCCAAGCAACTGCAGCGAGAAAAAGGAAAAGGATAGTCACCACTGCGGCCGTAACAGGCACGGCGTAGCCTGTCCGCTTCACATCGCGTTTTTCCGTAGCTTTTTCGACCGATACATCCGCAGTTTTCCTCCCGGCGCTATCCTTTTTCGATTCTTCGCTGATTACTTCATTGATTGTCCTGGTTCCGGTAACAGGTACCGCCTGCTGTTTTCGGGTTGACTGCAAAGACAACTTCCCGGTTGCAGAATCATATTTGACCCGCGCAGCCAGGTGATCATCTTCAACCGTAAGCTCCCGGCCGGAATGCAGTTGGTCAATAGACCAGAAGCCGTTCAATCGCTTTTCGGGAATTTTCACAGAGTCGGTATAGGACTCCGTAATACTCCTGGTGGTTTGCTTTTGCCATGTTTCAGTTTTTCGAGCCGTGTCACTGGTCTTTGCTACGCTTTTCTCCGTGGTACGTTCAATGTGCTTTGTGGTCTTGCACGACCCGAATACCATGCTGATGATGGCGCACACGAAGATCAGCACGGCAAGGAATCTCCAGAACGGATTCCCGAGCTCATATCTCAACTTTGCATTCATGGTTTTAATTTTTCGCCATCCTCATCATCCGGGGCAATGCCATCAATGGCCTCCTTGCCTCTCTTGCGAAGGGTTCGCAGCAACCTGACGAATATCGGATCGCCTGTTATACGTGAAATGTTCTCGAATATTGACTTCAATTCGACAAAGCATATAAATCCGCCAACGATGCTGGCCAGATGGCTCCATTCGATGCGGAAGGTATGCTCCATCATCCAGGCAGCCATAACGGCCACCGTGTACCAGATGAACTTGTAAACCGTTGTCCGAAGCCGGTTGCTCTGGAATGGGTGACCTTCCTTCACACTGGCCCATACACCCGATATGGTGTCAATGGCAAGGAATATCAGCATGACGTGGATCATCTCGGAGACCGGGGTGAAATAGCTTACGAAAGCGATGGCCAGCTTCGACCATGCGCCTTCGGCAAGTGGAATGTTCTCGGTGAGCATCAGGACCAACATTAAAAGTGTTGTAAACTGGATAATTGTCAGATCTTGAATCATTGAAATGCTCGCCATATCGCAGATTATTTTGCTATGGGGCGACAGTAAAAATAAAGCCCCTTTTTACTTTTCAATCAGTTATTTATCAACGGTTTGTATCTATTTCAACAGGTTAAAATATAGAGAATTAGCCCTATAGTGGTGGTAGCTGCCATCCAAATGCATCCGAGCTGGTCCGAATGTACTTTCTGACTAGATATTTGGCCAGATGTGTACCTTTTCATATCTTGGCAAAAATTTGAGTCACGATAGTGTCGGTCTGCCGCTGTGGGTATGGTGGGTGAATGTTCATGAGAAAAGAAATCTTTCACCTTCCTGCACAATCGTTGTTTCGAATGGGAATCCATCTTCGGGGATTTGCTGAATCACGTCTAAAAGTCCGGTGGACGATGTAAACACAATGTGCTTTTCGCCACCGACAGAGATCTGAAGGTATAGGCACTTTCCATTTCCCCTGTCACGAAATACCTTTGAATCCTCTATTTTGAAGTCGTGGACAACAATCACGCGATTCAGGATCTTCGTCATTTTTATTTTGTCGCCCTCAAAGCTCTTCGTCAATGGCTGGACGTTGAACTGGCTAAACTTTTTCATTCAACAATTTTTTCATTAAATTCTTACTGTTGCAATGGGCCGCCCAACCGTTGTATGAGGCGATTGAAGCAGCATTGCGCCTCTTGGCGATCATCCTGGCGAAGTTTTGTTTGATCGTTTTCCTGAGACGTGTATGGGTATGGTAGAACACGTACCCGACGAAATCGATACCACGGGCATCGACCGGAAATACCTGATAGTTGGATTTTACTGAGAGCTTTAGGTTATCCTGAAGGTAGGTACGGATTTCGTACAGAAGCCGATGGAGATAAGATTTGTCATCCGACAGGATGACCAGGTCATCCGCATAGCGAAAATAATATTTCACTCGGCGATCCTCTTTCATCCAGTGATCAAAGTAGGCCAGGTAAAAGTTTGCAAAATACTGGCTCAGGTAGTTCCCGATCGGAAGTCCTTCCGCGCTATCGATGATGCCGTCGAGCAGCCACAGTAAATCCTGATCCTTAATTTTTCGCCTGAGCAACTCCTTCAGCACGTCGTGATCCACGTTAGGATAAAATTTACGTATGTCAAGTTTCAGGCAGAACTGTGTTCCGGGAATGTCACGAAGAGCGTTTTTGACCGCACTGGCTGCCGCATGGATACCACGGCCTTTAATGCAGCTGTAGGTGTCGGCTGTGAATACCGAAATGAATATGGGCTCCATGACGTTCATTACGGCATGGTGTGTAATTCGGTCAGGGAAATAAGGCAAACGGAATATGATCCTTTCCTTAGGTTCATGGATCGAGAAGGTCGTATATTCTGACGTACGGTAATTTTTATCCACAAGCATCTCATGAAGCGCCTGAAGGTTCGCATCCCGGTTGCGGTCGTGTTCGATTACACCGGGCTGATTCAGTTTTCCCTTCCTGGCAATTGAATCGGCCAGGTAAAGGTTTTCTATGCTGCAGATCCTCGTGTATAGATTACCAATCCTTTTCATTTGCTTTGCTTATTGAAGAATCGTTTTCCTAACGGGTACCAACGCTTCTTTTCACTCTTTTCATTTTTTGCACTGTTGGCAGGGTCTATGCCGCAAAATAGTAACGCATAGGTGAGAACTGACATTCGTGTTCGAGTTGTCGTAGTTGTAGTTCGTATCCGAATAATCGAACCTGGACCTGGAGGCCCTGACTGACAGCTGTGCGGCATACAACCTTACATCGTTACTTCTGCTTCAGGAAGATCGCCTCGTATTCCTTCTCGAAAGTCTCAGCGATGTATCTTGCTGCATCGCGTGAGAATGTGCAAAGGCGAGAACCGACACCCGTGCACGAGTGGTCGTAGATGAAGACCGTACCCGAACAATCGAACCCGGACCCGGAGGCCCCGACCCGGAACCAGGGATACCACTTGGACTGATTGTAATCGGAGTAATCCGCTTCCCATCCGTCGTTGATGGCCTTGTAAATCACGTACAGCTTGTACATGTTAATGATTGCGCCGCGGAATTCATCCGGAATCATAGATACGTCAGGCAGAGCATTCGGATCGATGCATTCCTTCTTGCAGGCATCTTCGAATGATTTGATCGTCCTGTAATCGAATTTTGCTTTCTTCATTTTCATGGTGCTTAATTATTTGTGAGTAAAAATTGTTCGTAAAGTTCCTTGAACTGTTTTGCCACATACTCGCACTTCTCTCTGCTTTCGAAGCAAAGGCGAGAACCGACATCCGTGAACGAGATGACGTAGCGGAAGAGCGAATACGAAAAACCGAACCCGGACCCGGAGGCCCCGACCCGGAACCAGGGATACCACTTGGACTGTGATGTGTTTTGGAAATCTGGCTCCCATCCTTCATTGATCACTTTGATGATAAGTTTCAATTTTTTATAGGCCACGACATCGACTGTGTCGGTGGGGAAGATCTCGCAGTAGGAACGTATTTCCGCATCCGCAAGTTCGTAGGCATCTTCATACGAAGTCACTCGGTCCGTGATTTTCGTAACGAACACCTCGCTACCAAAGGTGTTCATAAGAACAATTCGCACATCATCAATCGTCTTCGCCTTGAAAAGATTAATTGCTGTTTCCCTGTTTAATTCTAATGTTTCCATTTGAGTATGATTTTTGGTTAATGGTTCACAGTTGATTCCCCGACCCAATCCCTGAACATCACAGGCATAACCGACCCATCGGCATAGACCTTGTCCAGGATGATGTCGCCGGTAGGTTCTTCACCTGACCACTTCTGCGGGAAAACCTTCATAGCGATCAGGCCCAGGATTCGTTCTGCCTCTTCAGGATTGATCAGGTTGAATTCAATTCCAGTATGATTGTTCCGGTAAACCCTCTCCTGGATGTCGCAGATGCGCTCAAAGAAGTACATTCGGGCTTCCAGTGTAAGCGGCCCAAGCCGCTGCTGGTTGGTTGACAGCTTACCATCCTTGCGCACTTCTCCCCCGGCCTTACGATGCCGGTACTGAGGCTTCTTCATCTCCCGGTATAAGGGTTTCAGTTCCATCAACGGTGCAAGGAATGACCATGCAGGTATCTTCAGCACTTCGATCAGGGCCTTGTCCTTGGATGCCAACGGGCAGCCGATGCACCCGGTGCGTGCGGCAACCTCTTCGGCTTCATCACCACCGTAGGCATCGGCAAGGATCGCCGTAGGCCATCCGTGCTGCGGACCGAACACCTTCAGCCAATCCCATACCGAACATACCCTCCAATGAAGCAATGGAGCCAGCGTGCTGCACATATCGGTCGGAAGGCCCGTCTGATACCACCCTTGCCCGCACTCTGCATCACCCTTCGCGCAGCTCATGTGGATCTTCCCGTCACGGATGGCACTCTCGCCCTGCCGGACACCGGTAAGCATAAGGATCTTCTGACCCGTCTCCGCATAGAGGTCGGCCAGCGCCTTCTGCATCGGCTCGATCTTTATCTGCGGGGTACACCAGCGGAAGGTATTTGACGGCGGGGGAACGCCGCGGCCCAGCATGTACACCATGAACCTGTCATCGAGGTCTGCCATGACGGTCCGGACTTCGATACCCATACCCGCCAGCTTCTCGGTGATCAGTTCGCTGGCCACCCACAACGGCGGTAACTCCATCCGGGTATCGGCCCGCAGGACGGTGAGTGACTTCGGGCGCATCACCTGCCCTGTTTCGATAAGTTGGACCAGCAGAGTGAGAACCGTCGTGCTGTCCTTTCCCATCGACCACGCCACGGCCCAGTGATCGTGGAACCTCCCGTAGTGATTAAGGCTGTCACAGGTGAGCCGGATCTGCTCGTTGAAGTCGATCCGCGGGATGCCGAAGAGGTTGGGGTTATTCATTGAAAAATATCTTACCGCATTTGCAACATTCGATCTTGGTACACCGCATCCATTCTCCTGAATATCCACTATACTCAAAATCTATATCGCCCCAACAGATCAGCATATGACCGACCGCTTTCAGATTTGCTATGAACTTTTTCATCCTTTCAATAGTTTACCGCCATTCTCATTCCGTCAATACGTTCGGCCGTAGCATCTCCCGTGGTGGTACCTCCGGCCCCGCAGAAGAGGTCGATGTAGATCAGTCGTATATCTTCGGTCATGAGGTTCGGGGAAGTATTGGTTGGTGCAACTTCAGTTCCGGGAAATATTCAATGTAGTTGCGCTTGTAATGGATGATCGGGTGGTTTATGCTGCGATGCCACTCGGGGTCCGGCCGGTACTTTGCCCCTGACAAGGCGCCTACAACGACGAAGTCTATCCCAGAAAAATCAACATGCTTCATCATCGACATGATCGGCTCGATGTTGACGAAAGTGCGGCACCACGGCGGCGCATAACACTTCAGTCCTTCGACACGGTAGAGATTATGAGCATAGTCCAGGGAGGTCCCGCAGATCACATTGCCGGGAATGTCGTTCACGAAGTCTGAAAAGCCTGAAGGATTCTTTGTAAGCAGAATGAAGTTGGCCTCCTGGTGGGCGTGAATAAAGGTCAACACAGCCCGCTGCCACCACCATTCCACCCCTGCTGAAAAGAAATCTCCCATGTCGCAAACGAACACCACCGGCTTGTCAGGACTGATCGCCCTGGCGATATAGTTGCGATTTTTCGGCATACGGGGCACCTTGTCGTTCATCCTTTCGGCATGGAACACGGGAGCGGTGAAGTCGCCGCAGAAATACCGCCTGTGAAACTTGCGGGCCCAGCAGTATGGGCACCCAAACTTGCAGCCAACAATCGGATTCCAGGTGAAATCTGCAAATTCTATGGTTGTCCGGTTCATACCTACAGGTTTCTGGCGATACGTGGGCGCCCTCTTTTAGGCATCTTGCCTTCCATTGCTTTCTGGGCTTTTTGAACCAGCCTGTCCTTCCGCTCGCACTCACGTGAGCAATAGTGGTCTTCGATCGACAGGGGATTGAATGGATTACCGCAGCCTTTATACTGGCAAACGATAGGCTGGCTGGCCTCTTCTACTGATGGCAGATCTTCCACAGGCGAAGGGCGGCCCTTCGGTTGCGGCCGCGGTTCGGGAGCAGGCGTCGGTGCCGGTATCACCTGGATATGTGAAGCGGCAGGAATCACGTGCTTTGCCGAATATTCGAGGTATTCAGCTTCGTTTTCGAATAGGATTTTCAGTAAAATCTTCATGGTTTTCTTTTTAAGGACCGGAGCACGGAATATGCTCCGGTCCGGTTCTGCCGGTGGTTGGTTAAACTTCGATGATGATGATTGCGGGAGACAGGCTCGTAATCACTGAGAGTTGTTCCTTGAATGATATCGCTTTATAATCGTGGATGATGTCGTTGCATTCAACCGATTCCAGCAGGCATTCCATGTCGGCGTCCCGCACAATGATGTTGATTTCGACCTTGAATGTGCATGGCAGGCCACCCTGAAAAATCGGCATCCGCAGGGTGAAAGATTCCGGGATGTTGGAGTCAACCACCTGGGAAAGGACCTCGTTGCGGTTGCCGCGGTTGTCGCCCACCTTTTCGATATCCTTGTTGACCTTGGCCTTGAAATTCCGCAGATCAGCAACGAGTTTCATGGCCACGGCCGGATCCTCGAAGCAGTAGCGGTGCATCTTGATAAAGTCGGAAAGCTCCCGCAGGGTGTACTTCTTTGCTTTGTTGATTCCGAATGCTGTGAAATCGGCATCCTCATACAATAACCCCTTCACCGAGCCTGAAAAGTGGCTGGTTTCACTGATGATCAGCTCAATGACGCCATGATCCCGGTCAACGAGGATGTGACATTCATCCGGCTTCAGCGTAGCATAACGGCCACGAAGAAATGTTGAAACAGTCGGAAAGTTTCCTTCGATTTTCAGCGGCTTCGGCTCCCTCACCGGAAGAGCATCACCGGAACGCACGATCAATTCGTGCACCCCGTCGCTCAATACATTCAGTTGCAATTTTTCTGTGTCCATGTTACTGGTTTTGTGCAATCCGCAGGTGGCGGCTGCTGTGAATACTCAGTTGATTTTCCTCGGGAGTGAGCCTGCGGCTTGACACAAGCTCACCGGTGGCGTTGTAGATGCACATCATGCCCGAGTCATGATCTGCCAGGAAGAACACTTCCTCGGTGACCAGCCGGTGCTTGGTCCTGATCTCTGCAAGCAGCGACCTTGAATTTTCCAGCATCGGCTTAATCTCTGCCTTGATGGCATCCGTTACGGCTTTTAACTGGTCCTGCCGGTTTGCGATCTCAATGGCCTGCTGGCTGAAATCCATCCGGGCCTTTTCGAGCTCTTCCGGGGTCAGCGGCTTCGAGTAGGTCATCTGTTCGACCTTTTCGGAGTTGGCTTCCAACATTTCCCGGCGATCAACCGGCGAAACGTCTGAAAAGATTTGTTTTTCCATCGTGTTGTTGTTAAGGTTTGGTAATCGTGTTGGCAATGTGCTTCATGATCTTTCGCCAAGCCACCTTCTTATTAAGCGCCTGGACGTACAAGCAATTCGGTGACAGGTTAACCTTGTTTTTCTTTATCGGGTCCGACTTGTAACCCATCATGACTTCATGGCGCATTTCAGCCTCTTTGAGCTCTCCTGTTGAGAAATTATAGGCAAACAGGCGAAGTCCCTTCACCTTTCGAATTGAACCAATAAGCCTGTATTCCTGCTTCTGTGGTACCTGTATTTCAATCCGGGTATCCGGCACCAGGTTGACGGCGTCAAGGCGGTCCATATCAGGAAAGTTTTGGTGCGTGATGAAGATCAATGATGGCCTTCCAAAATCTTTTTGCAGTCTTTGCCACCTTGCAGTAAAAGGCATTGAACATGCGGGCGCCGGGATCTTCTTCCTGGCACTTGGCCCTTTTCTTTGAGCGGGCCGCCGATTGCTTTCTTCTGTTCATTAGGTCAGTTTTTCGCTGGTTTGATACTGTTTGCATAACCCTGTTGATAAAGCCTTTCAAGAATTTCGTCTATTTTGGCCAGTACCACTGTCGCTTCTTCGCAGGTCGGCTCCGGCGGCAATTCCTCAATCAGTGCCATGATCTTGTTGCGGGCCACAACACAGGGAGAATCAACTTTCATTGGCATGGTCCATCTGCATTAAGAGTGCGTCAATCCCGGCCAGCACCTTTTCTGCCTTTTCACGAAAGAATCGATCGCGGTCGAAGCGAAACCGATACTGTGATATTTGCGCAGATATCGACCCGTGGTTCGCCTTGTTCAGAAAATCGCGCAGCTCCTTCAGATGAACTTTTTCACGATCCTTGATAAGGTGGCACAGAATGTTTTGGGCATCCATGATGTGCGGGGACGCATGGCGATACTTCCGCGTGATTTCTGCGGTGGAAAGACCCAGGATAATGGCCACCGCTTCCGCATACTGCTCGTTGCTATAGCTGCGAACAGGCTTTACTCGCTTGTCTTTTTGTTTCTGCATAAGCTACTTGCGTAAATCAGGTGAATGTGTGTCGAAAATGAAGGTGTTGAACATCTCCCGGCAGCGGCTACGGGTACGAAGTCCATAGTATTCCTCTATGCCTGGGCCGTCGAGGTTGGTGGTTAAATGGGTCATGCTGTGCCTTTCGAGCCTGTAACGGCTCTCCAGTATCTCGTTCATGGCATTGACACGGTCGCCATAGTGCTTTCGTTCGGTATCAGCCCCGAGATCATCAAAAAGGGTGGCAAGCTCATCCTGCCCGAAACGGTTATCAGGGCAGCGTTTAATGGCCGAATGACGCATGACGGCCTCAATTCCGTCTTTGGCGTACTCATAGGATACCGCCTGGCAACCGATCACGGAAAATGATGCCTTCGGGTTGCTGGAAAACATCTTCATCATGAAGGTTTTCCCACAGCCTACCGGCCCGATCAGCATGATGCCTTTCGACAGACTGTAATCTCCCGATTCGAAGGCCGGATCGTCAGCAAAGTATTGACAGAGCTTGTTCAGGATGGACCGGTTATGGTCCGTTACCTTGTAGATAGCACTGGGATCGCCCTTAACTCTGCGAAGGTGTTCGCTTGCCTTCAGTATGAAGTATTCAGCGAGCTGACGGGTGGTGTACTTCGGGTACTGCCTGGGTTGCTGCAGCCGGGCAAAGTATTCCTGTTCCTTCAATATGCCATCCTTCGCACGACGGGCAACACGCAGGGCTTCATCGGTCTGCTCGCTGGTAAGAGTGATGGCAGCAACAGGCACCCGCTCAATCCTTGCCTGTCGGGTGATCTCCTTGTTCAGGGCGGTGGTGCGCTCTTCGTCCGTCAGTATGATGTGTTCATACTGCGGCAGCTTCAGATCACATCCCAACATACGCTTCGCCGCGTTCCTTAACTCTCTTTCCATGTCCGATCTGGGATTTGATTTCCTTTTTGTAATCATCGATGAGGAAGCGGCGCAGCTTATGCGTCGGGTACTTATCATCGCCGGTCACCTTTTTATTGGCTGCCCAGTTCTTAGCAAAAGCCAGGAACTGGTCTTTATCGAAACCGTTAACCATACAGGCTTCGTCGATGAAGATTTCGCCTGTTACGGCATCGACCACACCTGCAGGCGGCGCCGGGATGCTTGGGATTGATGTCTGCCCCGTGGCTTCGGCCTGAAAATGTTCAGGTATTGATGGCAGTTGCTTGCGCTCACGGGGCGATACATACTGGTGCTTCTTGAAGTTGTTCACGCGGGCCCACCGGACGCCCTCTGCATCTTCCGGCTCTACCGTGATGAACTTCTTGCCGGCAAGGATCTCAAGTGCCGCCTGTACGTCGTAATTGACGAACGGAAGGATGTCGGTATGGATGGATCGTGGGGAATACCTGAAGAGCCCATTTCCATCGGCAATGCACCATAGGCCGGCGAAAGTCAGCATGATTCGAAGTTCAGGATGCTGGCACTCCAGGTCGTTGAGCACTTCATGTTTGAAAAAGTCGGGCTTGATGTGTCGGATACGGGCCATGTCAGTGCTTTTTGAATAAATCCCGGGGGCTGTTGAATTTCCGGTACTGCGGCAGTTGGTCGGGGTTGATCTCCTCTACCGGACCGTTTTCCCCTATCATGGTGATTCTGGCATTCGGAAAACCGTAGTTGCAGAAGAGATTTGCCACGTCACGGCGCATCGACTCAACATCATCCATTGTCATTTGCCGGTCAACAATGACCTCGTTGGAGCGTATGTTGTCGATGGTTATAAACATTTTGACAATGAGCATTTGGCCGGATTAGAGGGATTCCAGTTCGGCGGTTGCCTCTTCGAGTATCTGCTGGGCGTAGGTTTTGACCTTGGCGATCATGTCCTGCTGCAGGATGCCCGGGATGATATAATCCTCCTTGCCTCCGTCGTAATCGTCGCAGCGGATGATCAGCACCGGGTTGCGGCTGAATGTCCGTTCAACGGCACCGGTCTTTTCGTCGATGGTCTGCCATTCAAATGCTCCGAGAAGTCTCCGGCAAGCGTCGATATCGGCTTTCAGGAGGTTGGCTTTTTCTAAGGTTTCGAGGTTCATGGGTTTGGGGTTTAGGGGTTTGACTTTCCACCCGCCTCCGGGCGATCCTGGGAGTGTCGTTGCAGTCGCCCGGGGTGTGGCGGATGGTGTTACTTAAAATAGACTGGCTCAAAGTCCAGGTCGTCGTCCGGAAGATTTTCCGTTATTTCGCCAGGTGAGCTACCTTGCGGGAACAGACATGCAAATCGCTCTAATAATCTGAGCGGGTGTTCGCTGTTAACAAATTGCTCAGGAACTGTTGATTGTTCAAAAACAACCTCCCCGTTTATTGACATTTTTTGATGGCACAATTTGCCCGGAACAAGCAATCCGCGGGCATCAGTAAAGGATGTAAATTCAACCTCTACCATTATCTTTCTTTTTTCCATTTTCTTATTGTTAGATGTGAAGTGTTAAAAAACAGGTGTTGCAAAAACTTCTTCCAGCACTTCCCGCGGGTAGTTTCCGACGTATCCGAACCGTGGATCGGGCACCTTACCTATGTCGTACCCCTTCTTTTTGCAGATACGCATGGCGGCTGAACCGTACTTGGATGCTGACTGAGTTGAAATTTTAATGCCCTTCACGACAGCAAAGCCCATGATCGTAAAGTAATCCGGCCGGGTTGCCGTCCGGGCCTCCAACTGGTTCACCTTCTTTTCTACCACTTCAACCCTTTCGGATTGCTCACGAAGGATTTTCAGGCTCATTTCCATGATGTCGAGGGCAGACTGCGGGCGCATGGTCGCCACAGCCACCTTCTCGACCTCTACGAAATACTGCCGGATGCGCTCACCGGCTTCGGTGCGGGCAAGCATGGCCAGCTTTTTGGCGAAGTCGATGGAAAGGGCGAAGTCTTTTGTTCTCCCACTGAGTGGGAGTTGTGCAAAGTCATCACCTTCAACAGCAAACGAATTTTTAGTGATGTTCTTTTCGTACCACTTAGCCCAATGCTGCGATGCAAACCCGAGGCGGTCGTAAAGTTCGCGGGCTGACACGGCTTTCTTGCCGTCCTTTTCTGTGATTCTGATCAGTTCGTTCATGTTACCTAATGTTTTACTTTAAGTGAAATGATTCTTTTTGCAGAAGGTCACGGGTTGCGACCACGTCAACAAGGAATGATTTCCGGGCACGGGTTTTCTTCGGAACCATGATCGGGACCTTGTTATCATCAACCAACCGGCGAAGAGTGCCGACCGGGATGCCAAGCAGCCGTGCGGCTGCCGGCACCCTCTGCCACCGGTCGGGCATGGTTGCCTCCAGGGCAATCCGGATACGCCGCAGCTCTTCAAGGATGAGTTGGTTGGTGTCCATTATTCTACGGTAACGGGTTCAATCCTTTCTTCCAGCATGTCGGCGGGCGCCATCTTCAAGTGTTCGCTGAGAATGTCCAGCATGGTTGCCGTGGTCAGCCGGGAGTCCGACACCCGAAGCCATCTGTAAAGGGTGGAATGTGTGATGTCAAGGTCAAAACAGATCCTTGACCTCAACCTCTTGTTGCTGCGGATGCGTAGAATTACGGCATCAGTTAGAGTAATAATGCGCTTGTTTTCGGTTTGCATTTGATGTATATTTGCGTAATAGAATCTTGGCAAATGTATGTGACTTTGTACGATTGTGTACGATCTCATACGTTTAAGTTATTAACAAGTTATTAACAATGCAATGGACAAGCAAAGCAGTAGGTTTATGGAATGTATTGGCTATCTACTTAAAAAAGGGATAGTTAAGTCGAACAGGGACGTGGCGGCTGCACTGGGGGTATCACCATCAACTATCACTGATATTGGCAAAGGGAGAAATCCGGTTAGTCCTGTTTACCTACGAAAGTTTTCAGAATTGTATGGGTTTAGCTTCGAATATTTATCCGGTGAAACAGACTCGCTCGTTACAGACGTACAAACCACGTATGCTGTTAAGGATCGAGTGATAACACTGCCTCAGGAAGCATACGACGCCCTTATCTACAAAATAAACGACCTCGAAAGGCGACTCAAAGAAGAGTGCGTGAAGGAATGACCAGCAAACCAACACCCGATTGACAATGGAAAAATTGAACCAGGATCAGTACAATGAAATCGCATCCCTGTGCAAAAAGGGGAAGGTGATGGAGGCAGCCAAACTGCATCATCTTATCACGGGTGAAGCCGTTAAGGTATCAATGGCTGCCGTCAAGGAAATATGCGAAGCTGAAAATATCGCGCCTCAACGAACATTCAAGCGAAGCAATGTAATCGCTGCTGCTGTTTTGCTTGTCCTGATCCTGTTCATCATTTCCATGTGCTCGGATAGCAACGAGGATTCAATGCCGCTAACCAAAGCACAACAGGATAGCATCGACAGGATTGCATGGATCACGTCACAGTTCAGCGCCTGGGATGGTAGTCATGCAAAAACTGTGGAACTGATCAAGGAGCGGATGAATGACCCTGAAAGTTTCGAAATCGTGAAGGTGACGCATTTCGACATGAAGGATTCGATCGTGGTCATAACCGTATTCACGGGAAAAAATGCTTTTGGCGGCCGGGTCAAGAATACCGCAGAAACAGCCATAAACATGAAGGGTGAAATTACATCATTTAGCTTGTCAGAATATTGAATCTTTAATACCGAGCATTGACACCAACCCGAATGACCTGTAAAAACAATGCACTTGAAAACGGTTCGAGTCGCGCCGGGATCACTGATATTTCTTCCCTATGCCATTTCGTTACATGCTGATTTTCACTACTATTCACGTTACAAAAGGTATTGCGGCACATCCATACGGCGGCTATCGTTGACTAATTTCACTATTTAATACTATTTTGTGAGCGTTTTTTAATACCGAGTCAATACCGATCTAATACCGCCATGAGAACCTATTCGACATACCGTGTGCACTGGAATCGGAAGCACGAAAAGAAGCCCGAGGCACTGATACAGATAGAGGTACTGCTACCCTGTGGCCGGCAAAAGTGGGTAGGTACCGGCCTGAAGATACCTGAAAGGGAATGGGACCCGGCCACCCGGCAGATCATCAACACGCCCTTCGCTACCCGACTCAATAAACAGGTCCAGGAACTGATTGAAAAGATTAGGGCTCACGAACTTCAACTGCTGGATAATGGACAGTTGCTGACGGCTGAAGAGGTTGACATAGCTTTGAGCAGGCAAGCTGCAGGATCCTTCGTTGCATACATGCTCGACCGCGCCGGGAAAAAAGAAAATTCAGGCAAATACACCAGGTCGTTCCATCAGCGGGTTGCCAAGGAGCTGCGGGACTTCGGGATCGAACGATACTCTGACCTGACCTATACCAACATCGTCCGGTACAATGAGCACCTGGCCCCACTGGCGCAGACTACACGGGCGAAGAGACACACGGTCGTACACCAATATATAAAGGAGGCGATCCGGGAAAAGAAGTTCCCCCTGGCAAGCGATCCGTACTATTCATTTGAGTATTCCCGGGGGAAATCAAAGATCAGAAACCGGCTGGATGATGATGAAATCCGTAAACTCATCGCCCATCCTCCAGATGAAACCCGGGACATAGCCGTATTCATGCTCCATACCGGGATACATCACCGGGACTTGGTCGGCCTCACTGCCAACAACGTCCGCAACATGGATGGCGGAATGTGGATCGAGGGCCTTCGAAATAAAACCGGTGAGCTTTACACGGTGTTTCTTCTGCCACCGGCCGCTGAGATCGTACAAAGGCACAGAGGCGGCGCCACCCTACTGCCAGTTCCGGCCACCCTGCAGAAGCTCAACCTGAATCTGAAGATCCTCGCTGCAGCCGCAGGCATCCGGCGGAACCTGTCAACCTATTCACTACGGCATACCTATGCTACCTGGATGCTTCGGCTTGGGGTTCCGATCAGCACCATACAAGCGTCAATGGGACACTCCAACATTTCCACCACAATGATTTATGCCAAATTGGAAAAAGCCACCATGCAGAAAGATATGATGGCCGGGTATGCCAGGGCTGCTACTGATTAGCAACTCCGTTGAACTTTTTAACGCCGGACATGGTCACTCCCGCGAGTTTCGAAATCGTCGCTTGGGTGACAGCGTTGATTGCTTTTATTTGTGACGATACGCCGGCGGTTGTGTAAACGTAAAAGGGAGCGTCCTGTGCATAACCGGCCCAAGTACCACTATTATTGCGAATAAAATTTCCGGAATGTGTGGATGATGTATTGTCGGAACCTACCTGGATATTATTAGAAAAATCTCCACTTTCATATCTACACGATATCGCATAATATGTAGATGCTGATAGACTTATTTGATTTGCTCCTGAAAATGTAAACGTACCCAGTGAGTAACTGGTAGAGAGAGTTGACACATCAAATGCGTCTGACGTAGCCAATGCGCTACCGGTTGGGACTGCTGTTGATCCGTAAGTCCCTGTTATTGCATAGATATATGCGTATGCATATCCTGTTGGTGCTCCAGTTTTTTTAACATAAAACTTACATGATCCGAGTGTGGCAGCGTTGGTATTTGTAAAAACTTGCCCGACTTCCTTTGCGGTAACAACGCTTGAAAGAGTGAACGCTGTTGATTGGTTAGATTCGCTGTATGAATCGATTAAGGTTTGCCCTTGTACAGATAGCACAATGCTTGCCATTACTATGAATATTGCTCTCATTGTTTTTCGAC